TTTCTGTGAACAATATCCAACTGTCGGTAAAGCAATGGAGTGGTTATGAGTAAAGCACAAAGATTTGTTAGTGAACCTCCAGCAACTCCATTTGCCCCTACCTGGGATTTTACTATTGCTAGGAAGGAAACTGAAATTGATGTCAAATCTCTAGCAGAATTTGTTTTGCAAAAAGAGCAGGAGATTATTGATGAGTTTCCTGGTACAGATGATGGTCAGACTGGTTTAGGCAAAGATAGTTTGACTGCACGATTTAAGAACTTTAATGCGTTAGAATGGGACCACCCAGGTTGTCACCAACTCCTGGAAGAGATCCGTGATTTTCACACTCAATACCATAATGCTTTAGTATCTGGTGGAGAACAACCAAAACTCAAAGTCAGATGCTGGGCAAATGTACTCCGTAAAGGACAGAAAATTGAGAAGCATAGACATGCTATTCATCCATTTTCGTATGTGAGTGGACATTACTGCGTTCAGTGTGATTCAACCTCTACAGTGTATGTTCATGAATATGCTGATGAAGTTAAGATCAAGAATGAACCAGGTCAATTGACCCTGTTTCCTACATACCTAAATCATTACACGACGGAGCATACCTCAGATACTCCAAGAATCACATTTGCTTTCGATATCGTTCCTACTGAAGGATATGGCGATTGGTTCAAGGGAGGATTGCTTCATCAAGATGAATCCAATCTAGTATCACTCTAAATATTGATATGGCTACCTATCCTGTAATTAATAAGAAAACTGGGGAACAAAAGGATGTTGTTCTCAGTGTTCATGATTGGACACAATGGTGTGAGGACAATCCCGACTGGCAGCGGGATTGGTCTGATCCATCAACCTGCCCTGCTGCTCAGGAAGTTGGTGAATGGAAGGACAAACTCCGCAAAAAACACCCTGGTTGGAATGAGGTGCTTAAAGGAGCACAAAAAACTGGTAGAAATCGTCAAAAACTGACCCTCGACTAAAACTTATGCCCAGAAAGAGAAAGTCTGAAAATCCCATTGGTGTTGGTATGACTGCTAAACAGATGAGAAGGAAGAAACCAGTCAATAGTGACTTCCTCGTTGATATTTCGCCTCTGACAGATAATCAGGACACTTTGTTCAAAGATTATGCTGAAGGGAAAAATATTTTTGCATATGGAGCAGCAGGTACAGGTAAAACATTCATTGTTCTGTATAATGCGCTTCGGGATGTTCTAGACGAAAACTCTCCTTATCAAAAGATCTATATTGTTCGTTCTCTTGTTTCTACTAGAGAGATTGGTTTTCTGCCTGGTGACCATGAGGACAAATCTGCCCTTTACCAGATTCCTTATAAGAATATGGTGAAGTATATGTTTGAGATGCCTACAGATTCTGATTTTGAGATGCTGTATGGTAATCTAAAACAACAGGAGACTATTTCATTCTGGTCTACATCATTCATTCGTGGAACCACTCTCGATGATGCAATTGTTATTGTTGATGAGTGTCAAAACTTGAATTTTCATGAATTAGATAGTATAATTACAAGAGTTGGTGAGAATACTAAGATCCACTTCTGTGGTGATGCAACTCAAACTGACCTTACAAAAACATATGAGCGTAATGGTATCTTGGACTTCATGAAGATCCTGGAACAAATGCCATCATTTGCTTCTATTGAATTTGGTGTCGATGACATCGTTCGTTCTGGTCTTTGTAAGGAGTATCTCGCTACTAAATTGGCACTCGGTATGTAATGTTTAATCATCTTGAAATTGAAATTCCCCGTCTAGAAAGGGAAACCATTGACGGGATTCGATATTATTCTACACCTGATAACAAGATGGTATCCATTACCTCTATTATCAGTTTTTATAATAGAGAAAAGTTCGCTAAATGGCGGAAAAGAGTAGGGGAAGAGACTGCTAACGAGATTACTCGTAAGGCAACGAGTCGTGGCACTGACATGCACACGCTCACAGAGAATTACCTAAAGAATAAAGATCTCCCTAAGGTAAAACCTCTTCCCGATTTTCTATTCAAGATCGCTAAACCCGATCTAAAGAAAATAGACAATATTCACACTCTAGAAGGATCTCTCTACAGCGAGCAACTGGGTGTTGCTGGTACTGTAGACTGTATTGCTGAGTATGAGGGAGAACTGGCGGTCATTGACTTTAAGACCTCGGCAAAACCAAAACCATATGATTGGATTGAGGGGTATCTCGTTCAATGTGCTGCTTATGCTTGCATGTACTATGAACTGACTGGAACACCTGTCAAGAAATTTGTCATCATCATGGCTTGTGAAGACGGGTCTTGCAAGGTTTACCAAGAGTATGATAAACTTAAGTACATGAAACTACTTACCAAATACATCAGAAACTTCGTAGAGTATCATCTAAATGGAAAATGAACTAAGCAAAGCTTTGGGCAAAAAATTTATGAATGCCGCAAAGTTCTCCCTTGAGATTGAGAATCTTGTTCTCAAGGAAAAGATCAACTATATTGAGGCAATTGTCCTGTTTTGTGAAGAGAATGGTATGGAGGTAGACTCTATTACCAAACTCATTTCCAAACCTTTAAAAGAGAAATTGAAGCGTGATGCTCAGGATCTCAATTTTATGAAAAAGACCACAAGAGCAAAACTTCCACTCTAAATAAGGATAGGCAGAGGAGACAGATGTCAGACTTCTTTGATTCAGAATTCGTCCAAGACGCTATTCAAGATATTAATGAACTTCAGGAAGAGATTTATACGGAAGTCTTTACTTTCGATAAACTCGATAATGAAGAGAAACTTGAGCATCTTGACAAACTTGATAATCTGCTTGAAAAGCAGAGGAACCTTTATACACGAATGACTCTTTCTGATGATCCTCGTGCCATAGAGATGCGCGACAATGTTCGCAAATCTGCTATTATGATGGGGTTCCCCAAGGATGTTGACTGCGGTGTCTTGTTCGCAAACATGCAGAAAACTCTTTTGAAGGTCAGAGAGCAAATCTCTTGACACAGGTCCCGAGTCTGACCTATAATAGATTCGCACACAAGCCAAATCCAACTACAAGCCAAATCAAATGTCATTTGCATCCCTTAAAAAGCAATCCTCCCTTGGTTCCCTGACTGCAAAACTGGTCAAGGAAGTCGAAAAAACCAACAAAGGAGGTGGCGCGTCTGATGATCGTCTCTGGAAACCAGAGGTCGATAAAGCAGGTAACGGTTATGCTGTTATCCGTTTCCTTCCCGCTCCTGAAGGCGAAGACCTTCCGTGGGCAAAGATGTACTCCCATGCCTTCCAAGGTCCTGGTGGTTGGTACATCGAGAACTCCTTGACCACCAATGGTGCCAAGGATCCTGTTTCTGAACTGAACTCCAGTCTCTGGAACAGTGGTATTGATTCTGACAAAGAGACTGCTCGTAAGCAGAAGCGTAAGCTCTCTTACTACGCTAACATCTATGTTGTCAAGGATCCTGCCAATCCCGACAATGAGGGTCGTGTATTCCTCTACAAGTTTGGTAAGAAGATCTTCGATAAGATCATGTCTGCCATGCAACCTGAGTTTGAAGACGAAGAACCCATCAATCCTTTTGACTTCTGGGCGGGTGCAGACTTCAAGATCAAGATCAAGAAGGTTGCAGGTTACTGGAACTATGACAGTTCTGAGTTCGCTCGTCCTGGTGCTCTCTTGGATGATGACGATGCCATGGAAGCAATCTGGAAGAAGCAGTATTCTCTTGCTGAACTGGTTGCACCTGAGCAATTCAAGTCCTATGAGGATCTGAAGAAGCGTCTTGATTATGTCTTGGGCATCTCTGCTCCTAAGGCACCTCGTATCGACGAGGAACTTGAAGATGAGAGTGAAGGTCGTGGTATTCCTGCCAATGATCCTATCGCTGGAAAGGTTGATATGGGTGGTCCCATCAATGAAGATGAGGATGATACCCTGTCTTACTTCCAGAAACTCGCAGAAGAATGATATAAATAAGGGAGGAGCAATCCTCCCTTTTGTAGTTCATACATTTCCACCAATGGCTTTCACTGGTACACCATATCTTGTAACCTTTTATAAGTCTGGCGAAGACGCTTCTAACACTCAAACTATTGAAGTAGTTGCTGAGTCTGAGTCCATGGCAACCACAAGAGTAAATCATCTCTTCCCTGGTTCTACCGTTACTGCAACCACCGCTATTTCCTGATGCCTAGACAAGTCATCGTATACAACGGAGATGATGGCTTCTGCAATGTTGTCATCCCGTCAGAACAATGTGTTCTTTCTGATGAAGATATCATTGCGAAGGATGTTCCTGTCGCAGAATATTCTTTGATCGCTCACACCGATCTTCCTACATCTACATTCAGAAAAGCATGGAAATACAACCACTCAAGTTCGACTGTGGATGTGGATCTTGCAAGTGCGAAAGAAATAACAACCTCAATTCTGGAGAGTCGTTATCTCGCAACGGAGAAGGAGAACGAGGAGATCACAAGAGTCGCCAACATGAGAGGGCAGACTCCAGAACTTCTTGATAATCCCGCAGTTCCATATTCAGATATTAGCGCCAAAAGAAGCGTTAACGGACTTCTAAGTCTACTTTAAATATTTTCAAAAGCAGTTTTCTTACCAGTATCGGAATTGAATTGAGAAGATTCTTGATACTGTAAGAGATCTCTTATCTCACTAATGAACGCTGATAGGTACTGTTTATCAAGTACCTTGATCGTTCTTTTTTTATTGTTTTCTCTTACTTCCATCAACCAATTAGATACTGCTACTGTCGGGTTGATGAGTTGCCCAGGATTCTCTGGATCTGGAATACGGAATGTAGAATCTACAATCTGTCCACCAGGCATCAATAATCTGCCTTTGCTATCTTTAACTTCCTTGGTCTCAAAGTGACGAGTTGCGTTTAAATTTTCCTCATACTTTTCTGCTGCATAATCATAGAGTAGTCTAGTAGAGAGAGGCCATTCGTCTCTAGCATTAATGATATTTGCAGTC